TGCTAAATTAGCAATATGTTGCTAAAAAGACACACTTGACAGTAAATGCACAGTCTGCTATAATGTGTACTTAACTAATCAATTGGGAGCAAAAAACATGAGAGATATCACTGACGTTGAAAGCAACACTATTAACAGCGCTACGTACACACATGATTTTGAAGATTCTTATGTAGATAGCAACTCAATCAATGATTTGCAAGACCGGTTTGAGCGTGAATTTACAGATTATGACGCATGTGACGATTTGGGTGGCATCGCAGTGTATTTTAAACAAGATAAGTTAGTAGCATTCTATGACTATGAGCAATTCAAGGGTGCCGTATTTTGAGACAATTTAGTTGACAGTAAATCACATATCACGTATAATACACAGTATTGATAACTACATAAGGAAGCAAACAATGTCAACTATTAATATCATCTCCGGACAGTATCGTAACAGTCGTGTAGTAAATCAAGTGTTCACGTTAGTCAAGGGCTATCAAACTGGCAAGAATGCAAATTATGTAACAGTGCAAAACGATGGGCAATTCGATCATGCTAATGAGATCGTCAGAGTAAAAGTAGATTCAATCAGCGATATTCAATATTTAGACGGGAGTGCAGAAGTGACAACAGACGTTATTGCATTTAAAGCAAAAGAAATTAAATCAGTAGAAACAGATGAACAAGCAATGGATCGCATTGCTACCCGTTTTGCGGTACTTGATGAAATGACGGGCGCATGTATCAACAGTGATATTCGTGCTATGATTGTTTCAGGCCCGCCGGGTGTAGGCAAAAGCTATGGTGTTGAAACTCAGCTAGAAAAAGCTAGCATGTTTGACAAACTTGCTGGCAAGCGTGTTCGTTATGAGATTGTAAAAGGTGCAATGACTGCACTGGGCTTGTACGCACAATTGTACAAATTCAGTGACAAGAAAAACATTCTGGTGTTTGATGACTGTGACAGCGTATTTCAAGATGACTTGTCACTGAACATTCTGAAAGCAGCACTTGATTCAGGCAAGCGCCGTAAAATCTGCTGGAACAGTGACAGCGCATTGCTTCGTCGTGAGGGAATCCCAGATCAATTTGATTTTCACGGCAGTGCAATCTTTATCACTAACTTGAAGTTTGAGAATGTCAAGAGCAAGAAATTGCAAGATCATTTGGAAGCATTGCAAAGTCGTTGTCACTTTTTAGATTTGACGATTGATACTGAGCGTGACAAGATGTTGCGTATCAAGCAAGTGCATCGTGATGCAGATGGCGGGCTGTTTAAAGACTATGCGTTTGAAGCAGCGCAAGCTGATATGATTCTGGACTTTATTGCTGAAAATAAAAATAGAGTGCATGAATTAAGTTTGCGTATGTGTTTGAAAATTGCAGACTTAGTTAAGATCAGTCCAAATAACTGGCGCAATCTTGCAGTTAGTACATGTATGAAACGCTAGTATTTTTGCAAGTGTCCACAGGGAGCGCAAGCTCCCTGTTTCCATTTATGTTGCATTTTTTATGAATACACTGTATAATTGAACACATGAACAGAATACACAATGCGGAAGAAGTGCTAGAGTTATTGCTCACGCACATTAGTCTGGGCTCTTACGACAAGAGATTTTTGCACAGTTTGCAAGTGACTAATATCTTGTCCAGAAAGCCAATCACTACCAATCAAGCTGCACTGTTTAAAAAAGTGCTGCTAAAATATCACAAACAGTTTACCAAATATGAGTATGATGTTGCTGCACTGGCCGCACTGCCCTGGTCAACTAAAATTATTCCCAGTGCCAGTGAATTCACCGTACCAAATATAAAGGTAGATTCTGACACTATCATATTGCGCAGTCCCTACAAAGATTCTTTTGTAAAAGAATTTAGGGCACTTGGTGTAATGCAGTGGCATCAAACTGAAAAGTATTACTACGCTGAGTTTGGATTACGTTCGCTCAAGCTGATTGTTGACATGGTTCGCAAGCACTACACTGAATTCACCTGTTGCGATACGATAACTGGTATACTCAATGAAGTCTCCTTATATGAAAACTGCAAGTATTGGGAACCTACACTGACCAGAATCAATGGCAGGTTGTATATAGTTGCTACATCTGAACAATTGGACACTGCATTGAAACACTTGGAACTGTCAACTGACTGGTCCACTATAGCCAAGCTCGCTGCATGTGGAGTGGCTATTGATCCACAGTTACAACAAGAGATAGCACCTGATGCCAATGACACTGACACTGTGACCAAATTAAGTTTTGCTGTAAACACCAATATACAACATAACATCCATAATATGGATGAACTGGCACTGTTACTTAAAAGTGTAGAGTGTGACTATGTGCTGTATCTTAATCCATATAGTAATTATATCAGCGCCGAACCAGTTGAACACATGTTGGCTGAGTTGGGAATCGCACACAACACCAACACTATACGAACCGTTAAAGAAACTATTTCAAATGAACTGTTGGCCAGAACTCATCAGATGCCCATCCTGATTCAATTGGGCACTGTTGATTTTGAACACGCTGGCGGCAAGTTTGCCGGCAAGATTGTTTCGTTAACTGATAACACGCCAATAGGCTATTAAGGATAACTCACTGTGAGTCAATGTAAAATAATAATACAAGATGAAGTAAACTGCAAGCTGATTGGCCTGGAAGTAGCAGAACGCAGAAAGTTAATGAAGATGTTTGAGTTTGATGTACCTGGCGCCCGATATTTGCCATCAGTGAGACTGGGCAGATGGAATGGCAAGGTCAGTTATTTCAGCTTGGGTGGCTCTACTTATGTAAATCTACTAGAAGAAATCTTGCCAGTGCTTGACAGCGCTGGCTACGATATTGAATTGGAAGATTTGCGAGAGCACACTCATCATTTCAATTTTACACAGATAACAGAAGATACATTCAGCGACAAAACATGGCCAGTGGGTCACCCGCGAGCAGGCGATCCAGTTTTATTTCGTGACTATCAAGTGTCCATTGTTAACGACTTTCTGGCCAACCCACAGAGTATGCAAGAAGTGGCCACTGGTGCAGGCAAAACTCTGATCACCGCTGCATTGAGCAAAAGTGTAGAAGAATATGGTCGTAGCATTGTTATCGTACCCAACAAGAGTTTGGTGGTACAAACTGAAGCAGACTACATCAACTTGGGATTGGATGTGGGTGTTTACTTTGGTGATCGCAAAGACATTGGCAAGACGCATACCATATGCACTTGGCAAAGCCTTAACAACATGATGAAGGCAACTAAATCAGGTGAAGCTGAAATCTCAATCGTAGACTTCATTGAAGACGTGGTATGCATCATGGTTGACGAAGCGCACATGGCGCAGGCCGATGCACTAAAAACAATGTTGACTGGTCCATTTGCTAAAGTACCCATTCGGTGGGGATTGACTGGAACTATTCCAAAAGAGAAATCACAACAGCTATCACTGCTGGTAAGTATTGGTGCAGTTACCAACAAATTATCGGCCAGTGAATTGCAAGACAGAGGCGTACTGGCACAGTGTCATGTAAATATTGTACAACTGCAGGACACTGTGGAGTTCAGTAACTATCAGAGTGAGTTGAAACATTTACTGGAAGACACTGACCGACTGGATACAATGGCTGAGTTGATTCTCAAGGTCAATGCTACCGGAAATACTCTGGTACTGGTAGATCGTGTCAATGCTGGTAAAGAACTAATTAGCAGACTGCCTGATAGTGTGTTTGTAAGTGGCGAAACAAAATTAACTGAAAGGAAAGAAGAATATGATGAAATTGCGACAAGTACTGGTAAAATTATTATTGCAACTTACGGTGTTGCTGCTGTGGGTATTAATATACCCCGTATCTTTAACCTTGTTCTTATTGAGCCTGGAAAAAGCTTCGTTCGGGTTATACAATCGATTGGTCGAGGTATCCGAAAAGCTGAAGACAAAGATCATGTGATGATCTGGGATATAACCAGTAGCTGTAAGTTTGCCAAGCGGCACCTGACCAAGCGGAAAGAATTTTACAAGGATGCTAACTATCCATTTACTGTAGAAAAATTAAAGTACCGATAAGATTGACTTACTCCTAATATACTGCTATAATAATAACATGAAAATTCTTACACTAGACAACAACTCCGCTTACAATCTTGAAACTCTTCCGGAAGAAATAGATGACCTGCGCTTTGCTATTTTGGATAACAGTAATCCAGCAAACGTTGACTATCATTACATTCCCCTGATCTTTTTAGAATCATTTAACAGTCCAGCACTGGTACTACGAATCGCAGAAAAAATAATCAAGATGCCAGTTGATTGGCAAGTGTTGATTGGCGAACCAGAATTGGGTGACTTGGAAACACTGCCACTTACCAGTATCAATGACAGAGGCTTCAAGGTATTTGAGTTCAATCCTCTCACCAGTTTCAAGCCCACGTTCTGTGAGATTGAGATAATTGATATCTACCATGATGTAACTTGGTATGCGCCCAGATTGAAGAATGGTCAGTTCTTGTGTGTGCCAATTGAAGATGGTCCTAAACCCAGATGCATATATTTTGTTAAAGAAGTCAGTAGAAATTGTGAGATTGTAGATTATAACCAGGCATTCTGATGGCAAAAGCAAAGACAACAAAAACCTCGGCTGACGAAAAGTTCACAGACACTGACTTCCCATTGTTTCCTGCACTGGATGCATTGGACAGAAAAGACTATGATTACTATGACAGGTTAACTGATGAACAGCGTAAAAAGTTTGTGCCCTTTATGCTGGCTCATTGGATGAGTGCAGTGAAAGCCAGCAGTGGCATTCAACAGTACTACTTGCAAAGCTTGGAGAAACATGCCAATACGTATCTGTTAAATGAGGCAATAGCCAAGCACAGTAAACTGCAGTGGTTGATGTTGTGCGCAGCCAGTCCCAAGTTGGGAAAACAGTTCCATCAGTATATCCCGCATATCAGGGCAGCAGTTTCTCTGTTAAAAGACAAAGCAACAGTCAAGGAAGTGTCTGACTATTATGCAAAAATATATACTAAAGAATCAGCCGAAAATATAAAAGCAGTTAGCGAAGAAGTTGTAAAACAACAACGGCGTAAATTCTACTTGGGAACTATGTTTCCCAATCTAAAATTAGCTGACATTGGTGTGCTCAATGATATTATAACAGACGAAGAAATAGAACAATATGAGCAAGATCGCGGCAACTGACAAGCACTCGTGTGAATTTTGTAACAGGAGCTTTGTGCGTGAGAGTACATTACTCAAGCACATATGTGAGTATAAACATCGTTGGTTGGAGAGAGACCGTAGGGGCAATCAAATAGGATTTCAAAGCTGGTTGCAATTCTACACTAAAAATAGCCTGAGTAAAAAAGTTCGTACATATGAGGAGTTTATCAAGTCTGCCTATTACACTGCTTTTGTAAAATTTGGCGCCTACAGTGTGGCAATGAATTGCGTGAACGTGTCCAGATTCGTAGACTTCTTGCTCAAAGAAAATATCAAGTTGGATACATGGACCAGTGATGCAAACTATACCAAGTTCCTATTGGAATATACCAAAACTGAGAATGCATTGGATGCAGTGACACGCACGGTGTCACACTGTTTGGATTTGGCTGAAGCTGAAAAACTACAACCAAATGATTACTTGCGTTATGGTAACAGAAACAAGATATGCTATGCTATCACCACTGGACGAATTAGCCCATGGGTGTTGTATCAAAGTGAAAGTGGTGTTAAACTGCTGGATGAGTTGGCTCATGACCAAGTTAAGATGGTCTACGACTACATTAATCCAGTGCAGTGGGCTATTAAATTTAGCAAAGAAGTTGACAAAGCAGATGAAATAAAACAATTGATGACAGAATTGAAATGGTAAACTATGATAGATAATATACAAATATGTGGATTGCGGTACGAAATCTTACTCAAGACTGCTGAAGAAATGGAAGGCAGAGTGGGGCTGGCCAACTTCAACACCCAGGAGATTTGGATCAATCAAACAATGACTGATCAAACTAAAAAAATAGCAGTGTATCACGAAGTGCTGCACATGCTGGATCATGCCTACAACTTAAAGTTGTCTGAGGAGCAGGTCACATTCACTGCTCATGCACTGTTGGCGTTGGTATCGGACAATCAGCAACTGGTAAACGGTGAGTAATTCTAATTATCTAAATGATAAAAAAGATAGATTCTAAACTTAAATTCATTGTATGTCCTAAGACAGTGGCATTTCCTTCGTGTCAGGCTGATCATTGGGTATTGCTGATTGATTACGTGTATTGGGATGAGCACTTAACAGAATTAGAAGAATGGTGTGACGCTACTCTAGCAAATGGTAAAGAATCAATAACAGGAATGACACTGGAATTTTCAACGAATCAAGAAGTAACCTTTTTTGTATTAAGATGGAGTTAGTATATGGCAACTGATATAATGATTGACATTGAAAGTTTAGACACAAGTCCTTACTGTGTCATACTTACTATTGGTGCGGTCAGATTTGATCCCAAGGGAACTGGCGTAGTGGAACGACTGGAATTGCGCCCCACCATTGAAGAACAAACTGAGCAATTCAACAGAACAATCAATGAAGATACACTCAGGTGGTGGGGTACACAAAGTCTGGCAGCACAGCAGGAGGCCATGGGAGACCAAGGCCGAATTCCTTTTCGTGATGCCATGCAACAGCTTTACAAGTTTTGCTGGAACAAGCGAGCAGTGTGGAGTAATGGTGCAGCGTTTGACTGTGTGGCCATGGAGAATGCCTGGGCGCAACTGGATATCAGATGCCCATGGCCCTTCTACACAGTGAGAGACACCAGAACTCTGTATGAAGTTGCTGGAGTTAAACTAAAAGATGGTGGACATGTTACCACACACAAAGCAGTAGAAGATGCAGAACGTCAGGCTATTGTGGTACAGAGGGCATACAGGAAACTAATTGATGCAGGCGTGATGCAGCCATGAACTTTGACATTGATATTGACTTTGGTGATCGCAGCAAGATACTTGAACATATCAAGCATATTCCTGCAGCCATGCGCAAGGTCACTCCCATGCGCAAGCACACCACTGGCGTGCATATAACTGACATACCCTATGATGCAGTCAACAGCATGGCCAATAT